TTATTTTTCGGGCGTTTCGTCGTCAGAGCCGAAAGCGTCAAACTTCGCCATGTTTTCTATTTTGGCAGCGTCCACGATTTTAATATACGGCTTCATTGCCTTATAGTCGCTGTGTCCTGTCCATTTCATTATAACGGGCGCAGGAATACCAAGCCGAAGGGCGTTTACTATAAAAGTCCTACGCCCGGCGTGAGTAGTAAGAACGCTATACTTAGGCACTACCTGCTCTATACGTTCGTGTCCGCAGAATTGAACAATACGCACGGGTTCAGTTATTCCTGCTTCCTCGGCGGCATCGTGTAAGTGTTCGTTCATTGTGGCATTTGCCACCACAGGAAGGGCAAGCCCACGCGGAAAGCGGATATCCTTATATTTGTCGAGGATTGAAAGCGCGTATTTGTTCAGTTCTATATGAAGCCTGTCGTTAGTCTTCTTAGTGATTACAACCATATATGGCGGATTTGCCGTTAGGTGCAAGTCAGAACGGCGAAGCTTTGCAACGTCAGAGTAGCGAAGCCCCGTAAAGCTGCAGAAGCAGAAGACATCACGAACGGGAGCGAAGGAAGGGTTAGAGCCCGAAAATTTGAAGTTAAGGAAGTCCTGCAGCTCTTCCCATTCCAAGTATATAACTTCTTTGCAGTCAAGCCCCGGAAGACGGGGGCGGTACTGCTGATGTGCCAGCCCGTTATAGTAGCCGTTGGCAGCAGCCCAGCGTAAGAACCAGCGGAGAAAGCCGATGTTCTTATCTATTGACGGGTTAAGCATTTTCTTTTTCTTGATTAGGTAGCTTTTCACGAAGTCCGCGAAGTCTTCCTTTGAGAACGTGGAAAGCGACAGGTTAGAACGCCAGCCCGTCAGATGCAAGCGCAGGGAAGAAAACTTCGTATATGTCGCCTTAGTCCAGCTTTTATCGTACCCTTCCGCTTTCGTGAATTTGTCGAAGTATTGGTAGAAGTCCGACTCTTCCGCTTTGGCAGAGGTACGACCAGCGGACAGGTTAAAGGCTTCCTTAAATTCCTTCACGTCCGGGGCGCGTCTATTGTCAAGCTCAAAGCGCGTTAGCACGTCTTCAACCAACGCGCACAGCTTCACGATAGCGCGGTTTATTTCGCCAGCAGCCTGCCCTGCTTTGTTCTTAGTGTTAGGGCGTACCACTTCATTAACGGCATCCCATTTGGAAGGCGCGACAGCGTAGCCGCTTCTTAAGTCCGCACGGTAGCCCAACCAAGAAACGCGCAGCCTAATGGCGGCTTCTTCCGCCACTTCTTCGCCTTTGTTGTTTGGCTTAACGTGAAGCCCCAGCTTTATACTATACTTCATTGCTTACCCGTCATTTTCCGCGTTAGCATATTGCCGCGCCCCGTTATTAGCCAGCTTGCAGATATTGGGAAATTGGCAACCAGCGCGTAGATAGCTTCTATTTCCACGTTCTTATAGCGTGAAGTCTTACCCGTAGGAGTAACGCCGAACTCTAAACGCATTTCGCGGTAGCGCGGAGAGCTAAGCGAGTTTTCGACACAGAAAGACCCCAGCGCACTAACGAGCTTGTAGGTAACAAGCGCGTCGATCGCTTGAAAGAAACGACGGCTTACGCCTTCGCTTATTGGCGATTGCTTTACGATTGTCCGGGGCATAACTTCGCGTTTTTGAGGTTTGACAGCATTACGTTATAGTCACTTTCCGACACTTCCGCCGTTTCCTTCCCTTCAAGGTAGGCAGCTTCCAAAGCGTCGAAGACGGGCGCAGGGATATAAGGATAGTAAGCCCGTTTTGAGTAGAACGAATCCACGTTTATAGAAATAGTACCCATATAGCAGTTATTTTTGTTAAATTTCGCGTCTAAGCGCGTCAAATATAAAAATGGTATAGTTGCAAGCTGAAAAGATTTGAAGCGATTGTAGGGGCATTTCTGCCCGTTTTTCGTATTAAGGTAATATGACACATTTTGCCCCTTTATATATAGATAATGGACGCGCGCGCGCATGATGTTACAGCCACAAGTAGGTAAACGCCACACAGAACACACCATTAACACGCGAAGCCATAACGAGGAACTTTGAACCCTGCCACGTTTGGGCGTTACCGTCGTAGTCAGTAGCAACGCCAAAGATGCTGCGCAAGTGCTTTCGTATTTTCTCCTCGTCCATTTCGTCATAGAAAGCAGACACGTTGTTTATACGGTAGCCTTTAGACGATACGAACACAGAAACGGCTGGGCGGCTTTGACCGATACGGAAAAGACCTAAATCGTATTGAGATAGTGAAGCCTTAACAACGCCGCCGCTTTCGGTTTTGATTAACTCCAAGTCGCGCAGATAGTGAGTAATAGAATCGCCAAAAACGAGATTACCCAACTTTTGCCGCGTTTCTAAATCTTCCATATTTTGCAGTTGCGCCTGTTCGGTTACGACGATTTGCGACCAAGCGGAAAAGCACAGGAACGAAAGACAGATAAGTAATATATACTTTTTCATTTAATTATATATTTTTGGTTGATACTACCAGCGTGGAACTTTACAGCCGTCAAACATTAACCGACAGCGGCACATGTGGCATCGTCGCCATGCTGGGCAGCGGCTTTTTTCAATTCGCGCGTTAATTCTGCCAACGTTTCCTGTTGGCTTTCAATAATAGAGGTTAGCCGCTCGTTAGCAGCCATTAAACGCGCTTTTTCATTACGCGCATCTTCAAGCAGACGCTCCAGCATTTGAGAGGGTAACAGGCTTTGAGATTGCCACACATTTTCCTCACGTTTTTCTAATTGCATTTCGCCAATACCAGCAAGCAGCCACTGCGGATTTAATAACGGGTACAATTCCGATATTTTAGACATAACCGATGGCGACACCGATTTACGCATACTTGACACATAGGCAGGGGAAAGACCTACACGTTTGCAAAATTCACGGTCAGTAATACCCAGCGTACTAATAAAATATCGCAGCCGTTGCTGTACAGTTGTTAGGTTTTGTTTTAATTCGTCCATATATTGTTAAGCACTTAAAATGTTATGAAAAGTTAAAATCTGAAACTTTTTAGTCATTTGTTATGTGAATGTTGTTTATTTGTTATAAATTTGCACCCAGTAAGCGATAAGTTTGCAAGCCTAACAACTTTTCGAGTGCAAAAGTAAGCATTTTCTTTCAGTCGCGCAATAGCGTAAACACGTCAAAAGCAAGAATTAAAATAACAGGCTATATGGATTATACAACAACTTACATTAACAGAAATTACCTTATTAAAGTTTACGGCTTTGATAACGAAGGTAAGCGTATTAACAAGCTGCTGGGCGTTTCGGGTTTGATAGCCTTAATAGGCGTAGAACTTGCCAACAAGTTTGTAGGACGCGCAGAGCGTAGCCGACAGGATTGTACGGTTTGCAAGTTACGCAGGGGTTTACAGGTAAGCTTATATCTTCACTAAAATAATACAGCTATATGGAACAGACGATTAAACAACAGCAGCAGGAGCTAATAGAGAAGCTCCAGCAGGGACAGGAAGAACTGCTTAAGAAGTTCGACGCGGAAGGCTACGTAGTAGCCGGGTACGGCGGCGACACCTACTACTGCTTTGTAGGCACAGGCAGGGGATTTAACGGCGCGGCACTTGCACCACAAAGCAGAAGACCGCACATCTTCACGACGAAGCAGGAAGCACAACGCGAAGCCGACAACGGCATCTACAGGAACGGACGCGACGAGGTTATAGCCCTTAAGGTGGAAGAAGTCCGTACTTACTTCCGCAAAATTCACGCGGAGATAGAAAAGAACATACAGACTATTAAGGAACAATTCAGCAAACAATAACACCGGGTAGGGGCGAAAGCCCCACCCCATAAAAACGGAAAGCTATATGGATAAGAACTACAGCGAAACGATTGCAATAAACGCCCTTATAAGCGTTTTGCAGGATGTCATAAACAACGGCAACGAGAACCCGGAGTTTGACAGCGAAAGCGGCTTTGCTAACATTTCAGACGGGAGCAGACACCAACCTATCATCCTATTAGACCGCGAAGACGTTAGCAACCTTATTCCCTTCTTAGAGGAACAGATGGCAGACCAGCGGACTATAGACTACTTTAAGAACATCGGCGAAGCAAAGCCGATCGAGAACGACAAACAGGGGTAAGGGGTAGTTATACCCTAAACCCGTATTAAAATAATACGATTATGGTTATAACAGGACAGACAAACAAACAGAAACAGGCGTTAGGCTTCCGCCGTGGACTTGCACAGGTTCGCATGGGAGAGTACGCAGAAGTACGCGAAGCACTTATGGAAGCTTTAGGCATAAACAACCGCAACAGCCTCGCAGCCTACGCCAGCGGAAGACAGGAAATGAAAGTAACACAGGCGGAAGCCGTAGAAGGCGTTTTTAACCGCTATGGCGTAACTAAAAACATTTGGGGCGAATGATACTTAATGCAGAACTTACAAAGCGCGAAAACGAGGTAGCGGAGCTGCTGGCGTGGGGCGCAGCAAAGAAAGAGGTAGCCGACAGGCTGTTTATTTCGACGCGCACCGTAGAGAACACAGCTCGGAACATATACGCCAAGACAGGCGTACAGAAGGCTACGGAACTTTGCGTTTGGTGGTTTTGCAAAAAGTGTGGAGTATCGCCCAGCTTAGACCCACTTAAACGCGCCTTCTACGCTTTGGTATTGTTGGCTGTCTTCATTCCGCGAGAATTGACAGCGAACGGCGACCTGTTCAGAGTAGGACGCAGAACGGCAAAGACGGCGAGAACCTACAGGGCTTCAAGACGAAAAAGCGAAGGTTTGGATATTACAGACTTCATTAAAACGACAGCTATATGAAAAAGCAACTTGCACTATTAGTAGCCTTACTGATTTTAGGCACTATTTGGGTACGCAGCATCAAGGAACAGGTAGCCTACGCGGACACCGACTGCCCGGCTTGCGGAAGCAACGAGGTTTTAGACTTCGGAGAGACAGACGACGGGCAGCATTGCCACTGCTACGATTGCGGACAGGAATTTTACTTAACACCAGCCAGCGACTATGAGTAAGTACGACCAAAACACGCGAGTAATAGACCTGACGCTGGGCGAACTTCTTAGCGCAATAGAAGAAAAGGTCAGAGAGGTTCAGAACAGCCAGCAGCAGACAGCGGAAAGCGACAGGCATTTTGTTTACGGCTTGAAGGGCTTAGCCAAGCTATTAGGATGCAGCAAGACGACAGCAGCCCGGCTTAAGGCTACAGGCAACTACGACGAAGCTATAACGCAGGTAGGCGCACTCCTTATTATTGACGCGGACAAAGTGTTAGAGATAGCAAGAAACAAGTAATTAACCCTTTTAATAACAACAGCTCTATGGCAAAGCAAGTAATTCTAAAACGGCTTACCCTTACAAACTTCAAGGGTTTGCGAAACGTGGCTATTGACTTCAACGGCAGCGTTACAACCATTTCGGGAAAGAATGGAACAGGAAAGACCACCGTAATAGACGGCTTTAATTGGCTTCTTTTCGGAAAGGACAGCAAAGGCAACAGCGACACAAAGTTTGGTATTAAGACCACCGACAAAAACGGCGCGTTCATTCCCCACCTCGATCATGAAGTTAGCGGAACGTTTGAAGTAACGGACACCGAGACAGGCGAAACCGAAACAAAGATTTTCCGCCGCGTATTGGTTGAGGAATGGAAGGAAGAGGTAAACGAAGATACAGGCGAAAGCCGCGAGTACCTCAAAGGACACCATACCAACTACTACTACAACGAAATGCCCCTAAAGACTAAGACGGAATACGACCGCATTGTAGCGGAGATTATCCCCGAAGCCGTCTTTAAGGTAATTACTAACCCTTCCTACTTCCTTACGCTTCATTGGCAGACCCAGCGCGACATGCTTCTACAGATGGCTGGGGAGATTACCGACGAACAGGTAATAGGCAGCGACCCGAAGTTTGCCCGTTTGGTTGAACTTCTGCAGGGTAAGACTATAGAAGGTTACCAAGCTAAGATTAAGGAAGACCGCGCAAAGCTTGAAGCAGACCTCCAGCGAATACCCACCCGGATAGACGAAGTAACGCGAAACACGCCGCAGGAATTGGACTTTACGGCTTTGGAAGAGCAGCTTAGCAAGCTAAACGAAGAGTTCGACACCATAGACAGGGCTATGACTTCAAAAGCAGAAGCCAACCGCCAAGCATACGAAGAGAAGAGCCGGATCCAGCAGCAGATAAACGGCCTACGCCTTAAGCAGCAGAACGTACTGTTCGCAGCCCAGCAGAAGGCACGGGAAGAAGCACAGGAAACAAACCGCGCACACGACGAAGCCGTAAGGGAGACATCCTCTATTAACTTTACGGAAAAGCGGGTAGAAACGACATACCAAGCAGAGACACGACGTTTGCACGGAGAGAAGGAACGCGCAGAACAGCTTATAGCAGAATACACTAAGAAACAGGACGAAACACGTAACAAGTGGTTCAGCATTAACGGCGAAGAGTTCAAGGACGGCGAAAGCTTGATTTGCCCGCTATTCAAACACGGATGCGCAGACACCGCAGCACTACAGCAGTATAACAGCAACCAAATAGCAGCGCGCGAAAAGTTCTACGCAGACAAGGAAGACCGCCTTAACGCTATCACGAAGGAAGGCCAGCAGCTGGGCGAACAGATTAAGGCACAGCAGGAAGAAGCCTTTAGACTTTCAGGCGAGATTACAAAGCTTAACGAGAAACACGAAGCAGACATAGCAGACATCAAGGCACAGCGAGAAGCAGCAGTAGCGAAGATAGACGCGAACCCGCTAACAAATCCCCGCGAGGTCAAAGGCGAAGACGTACCCGAATGGGTAGAGCTGCAGAAGCAGATAGACCAGCTTAACACCCAGCTACAGGAAGGAAGCGACCAACAGCAGGACAATACTACAGAACTTCGCCAGCAACGCGCAGAAGTACAGGCCAAGATAGACGCAACCAAAGCAGACCTGCAGAAACGAGAGCAGATCGAGAAGGCGCAGAAGCGTATAGACGAGCTTAACCAGCAGAAGAAGGAGCTACAGAAGGCGAAGGCACAGCTACAGGGTAAGAAAGACCTGTTAGCAGACTTTGAACGCGCCAAAATGGACGAAGTAGAACGAAGGGTAAACGCCTTATTCCGCTACGTTCAGTTCAAGATGTACCGCCAGCAGATAGAAGACGAAAAGCAGGTAGCCGACTGCGTTTGCTACATTGACGGCGTAAGGTATGCAGACAAGAATAACGCAGGAAAGATTAACGCAGGGCTGGACGTGATTAACACCCTTTGCGGCTTCCACAAGGTAAACGCCCCGATATTTATCGACAACGCGGAGAGTGTAAACGAGTTTATACCCGTAGCCAGCCAGCTAATTACGCTTTCAGTCACTAACGGAGATTTCGCAGTAAAGAACCTATAATTAACCCCATTTATTTACAATTAAAAAGTAAGACTTATGGATTACAAGAAAATTAAAAGTTACGAAGCCGCTTGCAAGGCTTTAGGTTTGAAGCCTATCAGCGACGAAGTGTTTAACACATTTGGCGAAGACGCTAAGACCATGGCGGCTTACCACAAGTTAGCCGTTATTACGCGAGCCATTAACGACGGCTGGCAGCCCGATTGGAGCAACCGCGACGAACGGAAGTTCGAGCCTTATATGCACACCAATCCTGCCGGGCTTGCGTATGCGGCTGTGTATTACGCCCCTTCGTCTGCGGGTATGAATTTCGGCGCTCGCCTTTGCTTCCGCGACTACGAACGCGCCGCGTTTGCCGTTGAAACCTTTGGCGACAACCTTTATAAGGATTACTTCCGCCCGGACAACTACGGAGCCGCAAAGGAGCCGGAAGCCGCCGAAGACAGCAAGCAGAACAAAGAGAATGAGAACGGCGGCGACGGCGTGATACGCGAAGAGGACGACATGACAGACGCGCCCGACTTCTTGAAGAAGGTTGTAGAAATTTGCAAAAGCGAAATTCAGCCTTTGGCGGAAGCGGACTCAGACAACCGCGCTATCATTCTTATTGCCGTACAGGACAACGCAAAGGACAAAGACGGCAACGCAGGATTTGGTGCTACATTCGCAGTAGCAGGCAACGAAAGCGACCTTTCACGCGGTTTGGCTAACTTCTTGAAGCAGGAGAAATTCCATCCTATCATCAAGAAAGCCATCCTTCGCAACAAGTTTGACAGGATTTGCGAGGAAGGCGCGAAGGCAATGAAGGACATTTTAGACATTCTTAAATAATTCAGCTTTATGGAACAGACACAGACAAACAACACCTTACCTGCTACCGTAGTAGCAGCAAGGGAGCAATTCGAGCTGGCTTGTAAGGAAGCACAGGGATTGCAGATTATTAACAACTTCGGCGCAGCTTTCCAAGCCGTAAACGTCGTTAGCCTTCTTCGCCAAGCATTAACCGACGAAGTTATGGACGCAGTATTTATACCCCTTATGAACACTAAAATAGGGTTCTTAACGGACAGGAACGGAAGACCGAACAGCCGGGGAGAGGTTAAGCCACCTTACAGCAAGGAGATTGTACGCGACGCAGTAATAGACGCGGTAGCTATTGGATTGCTACCTACGGGCAACCAATTCAACATCATCGCGGAACGCATGTACCCGACAAAGGAAGGCTACACTTCCCTACTTCGCAAATTGGGCGTGAAATACTTTATCGAAGTAAGCTACGACAAGAGCCAAACGCAAGGCTTCGCGGAGATACCCTGTAAGATTACGTATCAGTACAACGGCGAAAAGAACGGATTTTCGATTATTGCAACCGTCAAGAAGGATAGCTACAGCAGCCCCGACCAATTACGCGGCAAGGCAGAGCGCAGAGCCAAAAAAGCACTGTACGAATACCTTACGGGCTGCGACTTTGGCGACGCAGACGAAGACTCCAGCCGTATAGTTGATGCCGTAGCCGAAGAGATACACGACGAAGCCAACAAAGGCGGAGTTATAAGCGCGGAGCAACCAGCACAGGAAGCACCAGCACCGAAGGCAGGACGCGCGGCTACTAAGGCAGCGGTAGAACCAAAGAAAGCTAATATCCCCGGCTTCTAATTGACAAGGTTATGACGCTTCAAGTTATAGGTTCAAGTTCAGAGGGTAACGCCTACGTCATTCAGAACGTAGGCGAAGCCCTACTGCTTGAAGCAGGTATAAGCTTTAAGAAGGTTTTGCCAGCTTTGGACTACGACGTTAGCAAGGTGCAGGGCGTATTAGTTACCCACGAACACGGCGACCACGCAGGACACCTCGGCGAAGTGTTAGGCTACGGCTTACCCGTCTTCGCCAGCAAGGGAACGATAGCAGGGGCGCAGAAGTTCAACAGGACAGACTACCAGCCCGTAGCCTTAGAAGGAAGCAGGGAAAGCGGCTACCAGCGTCTGCAGATTGGCGGTTTTACCGTTATACCATTCCCTACGGAACACGACGCTAACGAGCCTGTAGGCTTCTATATTTGGCACGAAGAGACAGGCGGCATCCTGTTCGCTACCGATACCTACTACTTGAAGAATAGGTTTGCAGGACTAAGCAATATACTTATAGAATGCAACTATAGCCAAGAGAAGTTAGAAGCCAACCTTATAGCCGGTAAGATTGACGCGGCGCGTTACAGAAGGGTACGGGAAAGCCACCTTAACTATACGACATGCTTAGAGACGCTAAAGGCGAACGACTTAAGCAAGGTTTATAACATTGTGCTTATTCATACCAGCAGAGACAACGGAAACGCGCTAACCTTCCGCGAAGGAATAGCGAAGGCAACGGGAAAGACCGTTAGCGTAGCGAAGCCCGGCTTAGTATTGAACTTCAACAAAACACCTTTCTAAGATGATTAAAGGATTTAGCAACGAGACCAGCCCACTCAACGACTACGAACTGCGCGTTTTGCTACCCGTCATTTTGGCAGGTTTGAAGAACAAGCAGGGAAAGCGTAACGCGGTAACGAACGGGTATATAATCGGACGCTTGAAGCAGCTGGGCTACAGGATCGACGCGCCGCGTTTGCGTAAGATTATAAACCACATCAGGACAAACGACCTTATACCGGGCTTAATAGCGACTTCCGAAGGCTACTTCTTAGCAGAAGACGAACAGGAGCTTATGGACTACGAAGACAGCCTAAGAGGACGCGAGGAAGCTATAAAGGCGGTTCGTTTGGCAATAGCGAGACAAAGGCGCATGCTTTACGAAGACGCGCACAGAGTAATACAAACAGAATTAAAATTTTGAATATGAACAAAAAAATTACAGAGGTTCAGACACGCCTAACAGAAACGAAGTTTAGGAGTAACGACCCGAAGAAAATACAAGGCAAATACCTTGCTTCAAGAGCTTTGCGCTCATGGAAAGAAGACTTTATAGACGAATATACAGGCGAAATTGTCAGTATTGAGCGAAACGAAGAAATCATGAAACGCGGTACGTTCTTAACCCCGGAAAAGGTTAGCGAACTTAGCTTTTTCTTCCAGAGTGGCGACCTTAAAGACGTAGAGGTAACGACACAGGTAAGACCGGGAACTATTAACACGTTCTATAGAGATTGTTTGTGCGAAGCTACGGTTTATATTTTCCCGGCAGGGGTAAAGAAGTATTTACTTCACGCTATTTCGATCGGACAGGCTTACGACATTATGGCAGATTATATAGAACTATTCCAGCCCGGACAAAGTACAATTAGGGGCATAAAGTCTATGGGAGAGTATTCGTATATACACCCAAATAAAGAAACAGACGAAGACGAAATGCGGGATATTGTGCCATTCTATAAAGCACAGGGTAGTATAGTCTATTTAGACGAAGAGCACGACGAACTGCATCCGAGAAAGAAAACCTATAAGTTTGTACTACAAGCTAACGACGTAAAGGAAGCTAACGACATTGTTAAGCAGCAGCTGGCGAAGGCAGAAAATACGCTTAAAGAGCAAGGCTGCAGAATACAGAAAGTTAGTACGATTGCAGCCCAGCCGTACCCGATAGCGGAAATAGTGCCACGCCAATTTAGCGAGGTTTATATTAAGCATTATTTAGAGAATGAGAAGTAACACTAACAAGCCGCTGGGCAAGGCTACCCAGCAAGCCCAGCGGCTTAAAACCGTAGAATTATGGCAGCGTTAAGAAAATTACCTTACTTTCCCCTTTACGTCCAAGACTTCACGGGCGACGAAAGGCTGACAGGTTGCAGCCCGGCGGCTGTAGGTGTATATATTTTCTTGCTTTGCTTTTTGCACAAGTCCGAGACCTACGGAAAGCTGGTACTACGACCTAAAGACAGACTTACAGAAACCGAAATTTCGGAGTTAAAAAAGCTAATTGAAAGCAAAACCGAAAGCAAAACCGAAAGCAAAATTATTCCATTTGCTAAGCGTTTGCAAAGGAACATGCCTTTTGAACTTCACGAAATAGCAACAGGTTTATGCGAGTTAGACGAAGAGCGAGTTATTACGATAGACGGCGAAGAGCTTTACCAGCGTCGTATGGTAAAAGACGGCGAAATAAGCCTAAAGCGCAGTATTAACGGCACTTTAGGCGGCAGACCAACAAAGGCTTCCGAACTTTCAAAAAGCAAAACAAAAAGCAAAACAAAAAGCAAAACAAAAAGCAAAACAAAAAGCAAATACAAAGCAAATACTGAATATGAAAATGAATATGAAAATAATAATATAATAGATAGTGAAGAAAGGGATGCAGGGGAAGAAACACCAGCACCCGGAAGAGGTAAGGCTAAGACCTTCACGCCGCCAACCGTAGAGGAAGTAGAAGCATACTGCCGGGAGCGCGAAAACGGCATAGACGGGCAGGAGTTTGTAGACTTCTATACGGCTAACGGCTGGGTACAGGGCAAGCAGAGTAAGCCACTAAAGGATTGGAAGGCTTGCGTAAGAACATGGGAACGTAACGGAATAGCACCAAGGAAATATGGCACAGGAACAGCAGCAAACGCCACGGGTAGACCTTCAACGGTTCAAGGAGATACTACAGAGCCGCGTACCCGTCGCAGCACGATTTAGTATAGACGCGAGACACTACGCAGCGGACACAACCGAAATGCTTACGGCTTGCTACGTCCACGAAGTAGAGCGACGCGGTAGGGTATTCCAAGACGATGAAGCAACGCGCCAGCATATAGCCAGCGTAGCGAAGTGGCTTACCAACCCGCACGGGAAGCCCGGCCTGTTCCTGTATGGAAACCCCGGAAACGGGAAGACTACGTTAGCCCGTTCGATAGCCCAGCTTATAAGCCTTCTATACGGCCACGAATACCGCTACGAAGACAGGAAGGGCGTTTATTGCGTTTCAGCTTTGGAGCTTGCAGCCGTAGCGAAGGAAGACAACCAGCAGCGTATGCAGATTTTCAAGACTACGGAGCTTTTGCACATAGACGATGTAGGAACTGAACCCGCCAGCTTGAAGGTTTGGGGAAACGAGGTTAGCCCGCTAACCGATATCCTATACAGCCGTTACGACAAAGTGTTATACACCGTCATAACGTCCAACCTGTACGAAGACGATATTTACAAGCGATACGGCGAACGCATAGCCGACCGTTTCCGGGAGATGTTCGACTTTTTAAGTTTTGACAATAAAAGCTACAGATAGCAAAATGGGAAAGTACAAAGTTTATATTTCGGGTATGATAACAGGGCTAAGCCCGAAGGAATACGAACCCCTGTTCAACGTAGCCGAAACCGAACTAAAGGCGAAAGGCTACGACGTGGTAAACCCTTTGCAGATTGCAGCCAAGCTACAGGCGGAACACCCGGAAGAGTTAGACCCGAAGCGGCACAGCAAAGAGGATATATGGCGGACACACCTAAAGGCGGATATTCGGGAGCTTATGAAGTGTAGCGCAGTCTTCATGCTTGCAAATTGGGAGCTTAGCGAAGGCGCGACGCTTGAACATAAAATAGCCAAAGGGTTACGCCTGCCTATTCATTACGAAGTAGAACCCCAGCACCGAGACATCAAGGAAGCAATAGAAGCGGCAATGGGCGTACCCTTCCGCATTATTGCCACCGACAGCAGGAAACGCTGGCACGTTTACGCCCGAATGATTTACGCGCACCATTGCAAAAAGGACGGCGACAACACGCAGCAGATAGCGATCGAGATTAAGCACGACGAAAGCAGTATTAGCTACTACCTTCGCCACTACGATACGGAGTACAAGTATAACAGGGAGTTCAGAAAAGCAGCCGAAAAGGTTGCAACGATGCTAACAAGAAACTAAGCACCAGCGAACAATAACGGGAAAGGACAGCTATATGGCAGCAAGACAGGAAAGCGTAAGCGATTGGATAGCACTCGCCAAAGCTTACGACAAGGCAGAAAAGGAACAGAAAGTAACGCCCTACGTCGTAGTAAGTCTTAAGAACAGGCGGACAAACGAAGAGCTTTACAGGTACGATTTACCGCGCGAAATGTTTTGGCGTTGGCATTGGGTTATAGATTGGAGAGCCGCAAAGCTTCTTTGTCAGAATCCGAAAGACGGCATAAAACACGTCTTAAGCTTCTACGACAGGAAGACCGGGTTAGAATACGGGTTCGGTTCACTAATTAGCAAGCTAACCAGCGCGAAGGCAAACGCGACGATAGCAGCCAACAAGCTAAAGGAGTATATAGAACTGCAGCAAGGTAATATGTTCTTTAGCGAGACGGAAGACGAGATAGTAAACAAGTTCAAAGCCAAGATTTCGGCATACAAGGCAAAAGCCGCCGAGATCGAGGAAGAAATAAAAGCAAAGGTTCAAGAACTACAGCATGGCGAAAGAAAGTAATTTAAGAGTATTCTATGGCTGGGCGAAGTTAGGCAAGGTTCGCAAGAAAGAAGCCATATCGGTAATTTTCGAGAACCAGCCTAATACGGGTTTGCATCACAGGACAGCCACCACGTTACAGAAGATGCAGAACACCGTTATAGCGCGTTTCCAAACAGAAGACGAAGCTAAAGACGCAGCACACTCAAATAGAGTGTTTACGGAATATAGTATTTTTCTTGAAGATAAGAAGATAGGCGGCAGTTTGGAAGAAGCCTTAAAGGTTAATTCCGAGAGTGACCGCAATAACGTAAGCCAGCAGAAGCGCAAAGAGATAGCAGCCGAATTGCGAAGGGTATATCTACAGGCGCACCCACACTATAAAGAACCGACAAGGCAGTTAGTATTAAATTTCGATTTATAAACAACTAAAAACAAAGTATTATGTTACAAGTAGAGATTATCGGCAACATCGGCAACGATGCCCAAGTAAAGGACTTCAACGGCAAAAAGTACATTGCCTTCAACGTCGCACACAGCGAGAAGTTTAAGAACCAGCAGGGCGTAGAGACAGAGCGCACGACATGGGTAAGCGTTCTTAAGCCCGGAGAAAGTGCAGTAGCGAAGTACCTAAAGAAAGGAACGCCCGTTTTCGTTCGCGGCGACCTTAGCGTTAAGGCTTACCAAGACAACGCCCATAATTGGCAGGTAGGCGTAAACTGCCTCGCCCGTGAGGTTCAGCTATTGCCGGGCGGCAAGCGCGACCAAAATGCTGGCACCCAGCAGGAAGCACAAGCAGAGCCAGCGACCAGCACCAACGTAAGCAGCGCACCAGCCGCCAGCGAGACGGGAGAGGGTAACGCCGACGACGATTTACCATTTTAACGGGTAGAAGCTATGGAGAAGTACATAATAGTAAAGGAAGAATAGACTATGGAGTTAAAGGTAGATATTACAGACGAAGCGTTAATAACGGCTTTGAATACCGTAGGCGAGATAGTAGTAAAAACGCCAGCGAAAGCCTGTTAGGAACGAGCCTTAGAGCCAAAGAAGCAGGATATACCATCCTGCGGAACGGCGAAGAGGTAAAGACCGGAGAGACAAAGAAAACGCGAGGGGAGAAGCACACCCCAGCAAATTACGAACTAATAATTAAGATTGAAGCATGAACGTAATGTTAAGCAAAACCTTCTTCCCACAGCACCCGAAGGCTGGAGAACCTACAGGCTTTAAGGAGAAGGTAAAGAAAGGAATGAAGCTGCACACTTGCAGATGCAATTACGACTATTGGAAAGACAGAATAGCGCGTTTGCAGGAGCGTAACGGAGTGTTAAGCCTACGCCAATGGAGCGGCAAACCCTACGAAAAAGGAAGCCACACGGAAACGATTTTAGACGTACCAGCGTCAATGGTGGAAGTTCAGCGGCTTGTTATGCGCAGGACGAAGGACACCGAAAGCGAAGTTTATGTAGAGGGCGAAGACGGCGTTTTTGCCAAAGCCGCGCAATACAACTACTTCGCAGAGGTGGAAGGCACACCGATAGACGTAGCGACGTTAGCCAAGAACGACGGCTTATCGCTTGAAGACTTTAAGGCGTGGTTTAACCCCGTATTCGACGAGTACGCAAAGCAAGTACAACTGACGAAGGATGGCGAGGTAATAGAACCTTCCGAATTGGCTTTAACCTTTGCCGTTATTCACTTTACGACATTCCGATATTAACAGCTTATGGACAGGAGAAGAAGACCCACAGGGCGGAAGGATTGTAAAGGACGCGACATCTACGAAGGTGACATCGTGAAAGTTGGAGCTATGACAGGTGCAGTAATCTACGACGAAAGGTTTGAAACCTTCTATTTCGGCGTACTCCCGTATGAGATTATGAAAGAGAGCGCACAAAAAAGTATAGAGATTGTAGGAAGGGCTACTAAGCCCGAAGACTACATTTGTGTATTGAACTAATATGGACGCAAAAGCATTTTTCAACCTGACGGCACAGATGCGAGACGCGCAGAAGAACTACTTTAAGACACCTTCGCAAGCGTACAGGCAGAAGCAGGAATACTTAGAGCTTTCCAAGCGTCTCGAAGCCGAGTTAGACAAAGAGATTAAGCGAGTACGCGAAGTTTTGGCACGGGAAGCGTTTAAGCGAAACAACCCAACCCTGCCCGGCTTTGAAGAAGAATTATTAAATAGATTACCACAATGAACAACGAATTAAGAGTAACACAGGTAAGCCCCGACAAGTGGAGAGTAGAGAACCTGACGGACGCGGAACTAAAGGCACTTCGCAACACGATAGCGCGAGGAACAGCCACAGACAGAAGGACGTTAAACTACCTTCACGACAAATTAGAAGACACCCCGATTTTTTAACCCACAAACAGCAAGACAATGGTAAACGTAACATTTGACGCAAAGATAACGAAAGACCCTGCGTTTGACATTCAGCTAAAAGGCATTATTGCCGAGTTTGAGAACGAGAAGAAGCAAGCCGAAGCAAAGGCGGAGGAACGCAGGCGTAAGCTTAAGAGCAGCGCGTTACTGACGCTTATGAACGAAGGCAAGCTTAACGCGGACTATATAAAATCGGAATTTCCGAATATAGTAGCCAAGAAAAGCAGCCTTCCCAGCAGCCAACGCGAAGTAATAAGCTCTATAGTCTTCAACGCGGCAAAGCGAACCGTACTTCTTAAACAGGCGGAACGCGCCCAGCGGATCGAGGAAAAGGCGAACGCTAAAGTAGCAGAAGAGGAAGCGAAAGCGGAATGAGCTACGAAGACATCTGGAACAAAGCGCAAAAGGAAGCAGGCGCGACCAAACAACGCAAGCCCCAGCGACACGAAGAAAGCCGCCTACAGGAAAGCTGCGTAACGTGGTTTAGGCTTCAATACCCGAAGCTCGCGCTACTTCTTTTTGCAGTACCGAACGGCGGAAAGCGGACGCACCGAACAATAGTAAGAGCCGGGCGCGTAATTACCTACAGCCCCGAAGCAAAGCAGATGAAGAAGGAAGGCGTTACCGCAGGAGTAGCCGACCTTATTCTGCTAACGCCTTCCAACGGCTACGCTTCCCTTTGTATTGAGATGAAGACGACAGAAAAGGGCAGCAAGCAACGGGAGAGCCAAAAGGTATGGCAACAGGCAGCGGAAGGCGCAGGTAACAAGTACGTCGTTTGCCGAACGCTTGAAGAGTTTATGGCAGTAGTTAAGGAATACTTAACAACTGAAAAGCCCGTTTTGTGAAGTTTTGACGAAGTATTTAGCGGATTTTCGTATTAAGGTAATGCGGTAGTCCGCTATTTTTGCAGCGTGATTAAACATAAACGCAGTTATGAAGATACCACAAGACAAGAAAAAGCACTTTGTAGCAGGGTTCGCTATTACCGCAATAGTAAGCCTTTTCTTTGGCTACTTTATCGGCGTTATAGTAGCCGTTATAGCAGCAGCAGGAAAGGAGCTTTACGACAAGGTTACGGGAACGGGAACGCCCGAAGTGTTGGATTTTGTAGCTACGATAGCTGGAGCAGCCGCAGCCGTTATCGCTTCTGTAGTTCTTTCAAGTCTTTACTATTGCGTTTTCGGTACTTAGTACATTACCATATAGCTGAGCGACGGGAAACCACCCGAAGCGGAAAGGGCGGTAGCGAAAGCAACCGCCCTTTTTCTTTCAAAAAGTGGCAGAAAAAAGAAAAAATGAAGAAAGGCAAAGAAAAGAAAGCGCAAAAAGTGGACTTTGGAAGTATAGACCTTCCGAAGCTCGACCTTACGGGCTTCAACATTCCGAAGCAAAAGGCAACACGCGCCCCGGAAGAGGAACAGACAGACCGGGCTATGCCTACGCGCTACACCCCACCCCTGCCACCAATAACGGGAATACCCGTACTATACAAGAACGCGGCGAAGATGGCGCACGACTTGAAGGTAGGCAACGGCGAACGATACAACGCAATAGTAAGCGGCGACTTTGTTTTTGGCGACTTCATAGGCGCGTATATTTGGGAGCACAAACTACACGTCGAAAAGATGCTTATTAGCACGCTTTCGGTAAACCAAAAGAACGTAGAGATGTTAGCCCGTCTTATGGAAAAGGGCTTCATTCAGCAGTTAGACATGCTACTAAGCATTTACTTCTACGGTAACGAGAAGTTCCAGCTTATACCGTTTATTCGCCGGAAGCTCGACGTAGAAAACCGTTTCCAGCTTGCAATAGCCGGAATACATACAAAAATAGTGCAGTTCAAAACCAGCGAGGGGCAGAAAATAGTAGTTAGCGGTTCCGCGAACCTTCGCAGTTCCGGCAACGTAGAGCAGTTCACGATAGAAAACAACCCGGTACTATACGACTTCTACGAAGAATGCTTTACGAAGGTTATGGAGCGTTTCGGCACTATTCAGAAGGATATAAGACACCACCAGCTATGGGATGTTATAAGTAAACAGAAGTTCAACGATTAAAAAGTAACGATTATGATGGCAGCAGCACTATTATTCAGTTTGGCAGCTATTATCATTTTGGCAATAGCAGCAAAGCAAGAGTTCAGCACACCGGGAAACGGCATAGTTATGAAAGCCGAAGGCGACGGCGGTAGCGGAAGCGGCGGCGACAACGGCGGCTGGGATTTCTCGAACGACGATTTACCATTTTAACACCGTTCAGCTATGGCAGAGAAGAAACCAGCGAAGACCGGGAAGACGATAGACCCGGCGAAGCTACAGCAGAGCGTTATCCTCCCTTTGTCGCAACTTGAAACGAACAAAGGCCAAATTCCGGGAGTGCCAGGCAACCCCCGAAATATCGACGTAACCAAGTTCAAGAAGCTAAAGGCCAGCATAGAGGAAAACCCGGAAATGCTGTCTTTGCGCGAAGTGTTGGTTTACCAGCACGGCGAGAAGTACGTTATTATTGGCGGTAACATGCGCTACAGGGCGTTAAAGGAATTAGGCTATAAGGAAGCCGTTTGCAAGGTTATTCCAGCCGGAGCCACCCCGGAGCAGCTTAGAGCCGTCACGATTAAGGATAATAATAACTTTGGCGATTGGGATTTTGACGCTTTGGCGAACCTTTGGAACGCGGAAGAGTTAGACCGCTGGGGAATAGACCTGCCACCGATGGACGGCGACGTTAAGGAAGACGAAGCAGAGGAAGACAACTTCAACCCTTCCAGCGTAACCGGGAAACCGAAGGCAAAGGAAGGCGATATTTTCCGATTAGGCAAACACCGCCTTATTTGCGGCGACAGCACGGAACCCGAAGTTTTGCAGATACTCATGGGCGACCAAAAAGCCGATTTGCTCCTAACCGACCCGCCTTATAACGTGAACTACAGCAGTAAGAACGAAGCCCTAAACGCAGCCGACAAAGGTAACAGAGTTCAGAAGGATATAGCTAACGACAAAATGGAAGGTTCAGCTTTCCAAGACTTCCTGTTTGCAGCCTTCAACAACGCGAACCCGTACCTTAAGCCCGGCGGCGCGTTCTACATTTGGCATGCAGGAACGGAAGGCTTGAACTTCAAGCTTGCAGTTCAGCGCGTAGGCTGGGAGCTTAAGCAAATACTTATTTGGGTAAAGAACAATATAGTATTAGGAAGGCAGGACTACCAATGGAAACACGAACCCTGCCTATACGGTTGGAAGCCCGGCGCGTCGCATTATTTTGTAGCACGGCGCGACCTGATTACGATAACGGAAGACGAAGCACTCGATCTAAACGCCCTCACGAAGCAGGAACTTAAAGACCTTCTTACGAAAGTCTTAAGCTTACCTACTACGGACATACACGAAGACAAGCCGCTAAGGAGTGCAGACCACCCAACCATGAAGCCGTTAAAGCTTATGGGTAGGCAGATAAAGAACAGCACACGCCCCGGCGAAGTTGTATTAGACTTGTTTGGCGGAAGCGGTAGCACCATGATGGCAGCGGAGCAGTTAGGACGCGCTTGTTATATGGTGGAGTTAGACCCGTGCTATATTGACGTTATTTGCAAGCGTTACGAGGAACTGACAGGAGAGAAGGCCGAGTATTTAGGAAACTTCAAAGTAGGCGACGGCGCGAAGTAAGAACACCGAGCAAAAGCGCGATTAACACCGAGAAAGCAACTATGGCAAACGAACAGAATTTACGCCCAGCGTGGAAGAAAGGAGAAAGCGGAAACCCGAAAGGGCGACCGCGTAACCGCGTTGCGGTGTTCCGGGAGCGCATCATGGGCAAAAAGAAGGCTAAAAAGTATTTCGGTATTGGCGCGTTTGAGGTTACGGAGTGGTACGAGGTACTTATAACAATGGATTTGCCGGACTTGAAGCTATTAGCAGCAGACGACGAAGCCCCGGCACTTGCACGAACCTACGCCCGTGCTATCATTTTCGACATGAACGCAGGAAAGACAACCACGATAGACAAACTTACGGCGAAGCTTCACGGAAAGGCTATCCAGCGCATCGAACACACGGGAGCAGACGGTAGCGACCTAAACCAGCCGCGTACACTTACGAAGGAGGAAGCAAAGGACTTCTTTAACGATTTGGAAAACGAGTATTAAGGCATGGAGCAGTACAGGGATATAGACCTACTAAAGACATGGACGCTACACAGCGTTCTAAACTTTACGCGCTACTTCTTTAAGCAGAAGTTTAAGCGTAAGTTTGTCGTAGGTAAGCACCATGTAGCAATAGGCAAAGCCCTCGACAGGGTATTAGCCGGGGAGTGCAAACGCCTTATTATAAACATCGCCCCACGTTACGGAAAGACAGAGTTAGCCGTTAAGAACTTTATAGCAATGGGTTTGGCAATAAACCCGAAGGCGAAGTTTATACACCTGTCCTATTCCGACGATTTGGCACGCGACAACAGCCGGGGAGTGCAGGAAATACTACGGGAAGAAAGTTATAGGCGTTTGTTTCCGGGTACGAAGCCCACCAGCGTAAACACGCGCAAATGGTTTACAAGCGAAGGCGGCGGATTGTACGCAGTAAGTAGCGCAGGACAGGTAACTGGCTTTGGTGCTGGCATCGTGGATAAGGAAGAGGAAGACGAGTTAAGCGCAGAGGTTGAGGAATTAGCCAGCGTTAGCGACGGAACGTTTGGCGGCGCGATAGTGATAGACGACCCTATTAAGCCGGACGACGCACGAAGCGACACGGTACGCGACAAGGTAAACCAAAAATTCGAGACGACTATAAGGAACCGCGTAAACAGCCGAAAGACCCCGATAATAATTATTATGCAGCGGCTCGACGAAGAAGACCTTTGCGGCTATCTTATGAGGTTGGAACCCGAAGAATGGGAGGTTTTGAGTTTGCCAGCTATTGAGTATAACGAGAAAGGCGAGGAAGTGGCACTTTGGGAGTTTAAGCACACCCTACAGGAACTGCACGACCTACGGGAGAAAAACGCCTTTGTATTCGACACGCAGTATATGCAGAACCCACAGCCGCTGGAAGGTTTGATGTACGAACGCGGCTTTACTACCTACGAGATCGTACCCGTAACAAGGAAGCGGAAGGTTAAAGCCTATATAGACACAGCCGACACAGGTAAGGACTTCTTATGTTGCATTATATACGTTGAAACGGAAATAGGCAACTTCATTATAGACGTTTACTATACCCAAGCCCCAATGGAAACAACAGAGAGCGAGACAGCCCGAAGGCTAACGCGCTTTGAAGTTGAGGAGTGCATCGTAGAAAGCAATAACGGAGGGCGCGGCTTTGGGCGTAAGGTACGCGATAATTGCCGCATATTGGGGAACCGCAAAACGTCGTTTACCTTCTTTACGCAGACAGATAACAAGGATGTCCGCATCTTCAACCATTCTAACGAAGTGCAGAACCTTAGTTTTTTCCCGGAACGCTGGAACGTACTATTTCCACAATTCTACAAAGCCATTACGCAGTACAAGAAGGAAGGCGGCAACAGCTACGACGATGCACCTGACGCGCTTACGGGTACGGTAGAGAAGAGAGCGCAACAGGCGCAGAACCTTACAAGGATTTTCGGATAAACAAAATAATTGTAGAACCTAATAAAATTGTAAAGACATGAACGAAGACAAAAGAACACTTACGATCGACCAGCTATTAGCGGAGAGCGTAAAAGAAGGTGCAGACATCGGCGCAGTAGTTACGGAGTTGCAGAACGGCAGAGTAACAACCCAGCCCCAAACAACGGAGTACCAGCAGCAATTAGAACCTAAGCTGCACGACGTTATGGACGTGAAGAAACGCCCCGACAAGCTTGTAGTAGTGGATAAGAGCGCGGAAGACTACGGCGAGGTTAAGAACGTGAACCCGAACGCGGAGCTACAGCGCGAAGGCGTTAGGATTGAACCTGTAGCGCGTATAGCTTTGGCTATTCAGCGACTTATCAGAGACCGCGCCGTAAGCTTCACTTTCGGCAACCCCGTAACTTACGCCAGCAACCCCGAAGACGACAAGCAGACATGGGTATTACAGGCTATAAAGCGCGTATTCTACGACACGAAGATTAGCACCGTAAACCGCAGGGCAGCGCGTAACATATACGGCACTACAGAGGTAGCCGAACTTTGGTATCAAGTGGAAGGAGAGGAACACGAACTTTACGGCTTCAAGACAAAGAAGAAGTTTAAGGTAGCCCTGTTTAGCCCAGCCTTTGGCGATACGCTTTACCCGTACTTCGACGAGAACCGCGATATGGTAGCGTTTAGCCGTGAGTTCAAGCGCAAAGGCGCAGACCTTAAGACGCGCACCTACTTTGAGACCTACACGAAGGACTATCACTACCTTTGGAGCTGCGAGAACAAGGAAGACAAACAGGCTAACGGACAATGGGAGCTTATGCCGGGTTTTCCTAAGAAGCTTGCAATAGGCAAAATTCCCGTAGTGTACGGCTGTCAGCCCAAAGTAGAATGGGAAGACGTGCAAAGCCTTATAGAGCGTTTGGAAAAGCTACTTTCCAACTTCGCAGATACGAACGACTACCACGCCAGCCCGAAGATATTTGTAGAAGGCAAGATTATAGGATTTGCCCGTAAGGGAGAAGCTGGCGGCATTATTGAGGGAGAGGAAGGCGCAAAAGCGCAGTACCTTAGCTGGCAGAGCGCACCCGAAAGCGTGAAACTTGAAATAGAAACCCTGCTTAAGATGATTTACACCATAACGCAAACGCCCGACATTTCGTTTGATACCGTGAAGGGAATAGGAAGTGTTAGCGGTATTGCTCTTAAACTTCTGTTCATGGACGCGCACCTAAAAGTACAGGACAAATGCGAGATTTTCAACGAATACATCCAGCGGCGTATTAACGTCGTTAAGGCATTCTTAGCAGTAGCCAACAAGCAGGAGCAGGGATGGCAGGAAGCCGCCGAACATTTAGTAGTAGAGCCTATTATTACCCCGTACATCATCGAAGATGAGCAAAGCAAAATTAACATCCTTACAGCCGCCAACGGAAATAAGCAGATTGCAAGCCGTAAGGCTACCGTTCAGCGTTTGGGCTGGGCGGACGACGTGGACGAGGAAATAAAGGCAATAGAAGCAGAGGAAGCCCAAGAAAACAGCTTCTTACAGGGCGAACCGACTATTTAACGCCTAAGAACGTATTACTTTAATACAAAAGAAGCCCGTAGAGCGCGTTTTGTCTCGCGGCTGGTATAATTGTCCACCCAACAGGCAAAACGCGCTTAAAACGAATTTTTCAAGAAAATAACTATGCCAAACGACAGGGAGAGACTTATTATAAAGCTTAAAGGCTTCGACGCAGCGCACTACAGGCGAACGGAAGCTTACGCCCGTCAGATTGAAAAGCTTTGCAATTTGGCGGCGAGCGAATACGCATCGTTGGCAGGTACGCTGTTTCAGCCCGACCTAAACAAGCCGTTCAACTTCGACGACTACCCACAGACAAAGAAAGCTGCAGCACAGGTAACGCAGGGATTGGCGAAAAAGATACAGAGCGTTATCGTTAGGGGAACGGCTACAGAGTGGAGAGCAGCCTGCGACAAAAACGACGCTTTCCTAAAGTCTATACTTCGCACTTCACGGCTAACCCCGGAAGAAGCAGAGCAGTACCAAGCGCGTAATTTGGAAGCCCTGCAGTCATTCCAACAAAGGAAGGTAGAAGGCTTAGGGCTTTCCCAGCGCGTATGGAAGTACGTAGGCGATATTAAGGACACGATAGAACTCGGTATAGACGTAGGGTTAGGCGAAGGCAGAAGCGCACAGCAGCTAAGCAAGGACTTACGCCAATGCCTACAGCAGCCCGACAAGCTTTTTAGACGGGTACGCGACAAGTACGGCAACCTTAGATTAAGCAAGGCGGCGGCACTATACCACCCCGGACAGGGCGTTTACAGAAGTTCAGCGCGTAACGCCCAGCGTTTGGCACGTACAGAGGTAAACATGGCTTACCGACAGGCGGAGTATTTGCGCTGGCAGCAATTAGACTTTGTTGTAGGTATTCGTATTTGGCTAAGCAACAACCACACCGTATTAGACAGCAAGGGCAGACCCCAGCCGTTAGTAGATATTTGCGACGAGCTTAAAGGCGACTACCCTAAGACTTTCCGTTTTGTTGGCTGGCATCCACAATGCCGCTGCCAAGTTACGCCTATTCTTTCCGACTACGACGAATATAACAAAGACCGGGGCAACAGGCTTAAGGCTATTGTTCGCGGACAGGCTTACAAGTCTTTGCCTTCACGAAGACAGGTAACAGCCATGCCCGAAAACTTCACGCAGTATATAGAGGGAATACGCGAACGAGCAAAAGGCTGGAAGAGCCAACCCTACTATATACGCGACAACTTCAACGGCGGTACGATCGAAGGCGGACTAAAGAAAGGAATAGCGGCGACTATGAAGGGAGCGACAGCAGGAAAGAACGCGGTAAAGAACAATTCCAAGCCCTGCACGGAATACGACGCGAGGATAGCAAACCTTAAAAAGTGGGCTTACGCTTTAGGTTTGGACGTTTCAAAGCTGGACGGCTTACGTTTGGCAGGAGATAGCGCAGGACTTGAAGCGGAGCTAAACAGGCTGGACGCTATAGCAGAAAAAAGACAGATACAATGGCACGAAGCCCTAACGGATATTTACAACGTAAGGAACGAAGCGAGGAAAAAAGGCTTTAAGGATATAGAAAACTATTGCACCCAAGTAAGAGACGACAACCAATGCAACACGCAAAACTATTACGGCGATTGCATATCAAACCTTAAAGCAGCTTTACAGCAGATAAAGGCGGATATTCAGAAGGCTATAGCAGCAGCGGCGGCTATAGTAGCCAGCAGCGGAGATAAGCCACACAAAGCTCTGCTTAAGTCATACAACACAAACAGCGAGGTAGATAAGACGATAAAGGACATTAACGACACACTACCAGCTGGCAAAAAGTGGCTGGAGAACGGCGACCTAAAGTTAGCCTTAGAGACAAACCAACACCTCAACGGTTCAACGTGGATGGACGGGCGCATTAACCTAACAAGTTCAAGGCTTCAAGGCGTAAGGGATGCTTTGGGGAAGATTGGAAGAGGACAAAGCAAGGATATAACAGACAGCGAGGCAGACGCTATGGCTACGTTTTGGCATGAGATTACGCACAACAGACACCAAAGCAGCGTAGCACCAAGTTACGCAGGAGCAACACACAGCAAATCAAGAAGCTACATGGAGTTAGCAAACGAATACGTAGCGCGTAAGACTTTGCCCGAATTTTATAAGATGTTAGGCTGCAAGAAAACACCGCAGCCGCAATTTATAGATAACCGTTCAAGTACAGGGTACAATAGAATGGTTTGCAACTACGACAACGTAGTAAAGAAGCTGGGGCTTAACGAAAGCAAGGTTTTGGAAGCGGTACGGAAGCACTTATTTACGGAAGACTACATCGATCAGAAGAAAGGCTTACGTTTGGCGTTGATTGAAGGCGGAATAAAGAAGTTAGACGGCAGCTCACCAAGAACAAGCGAACTCGATAAGTTATTAGAGATTTGCGAAGGCTACAAAGCGACAACCGTAGAAAATTGGCTACAGGTTCACGGATTTACAAAATAAGGAAGGTTTGCGCCTTCCTTATTCGTTAAACGAAGCGTCGTAAGCTTGAAGTTCTTTTTTGAACTCACGCCTTACGGCGGCTTCTAATTCTTTGTCCTTAGTACGTTCTGCTAAGTCCATAAAAGAACGGGCGCGTTCTAAGGGGTTTTCTTTGACTAACTCCAAGTATTCAGCTTTAGGAAATACTGTTATTTCCTTAAGCACGGCGGCATCATTACAGATGTCGAATACCGTCTTACTTCTTAGGTTTTTGTACTTCATATTACATCGTAATTTAATTCTTCAACAGGAAGCGGCGCACCTTCTACGGGCGGATAGAGGAAGCGCACAACGTCGTTATAGCGGCTCGCCCACTTCTTGAAGTAGTGAAGGCACAAGAGGCGGAAGACACGCGGAAGCTTATTGTAGCGTATTGCCCAAAGTTGTACTTTGCTTTGCAGTCTAAGCACCTCGTTACGCTTGTATTCGACAGCCAGCGCGTCTAATTCTTCTATTAGTTCTTCTATACGTTCGTTCATAAAAAGCACGTTTTAACGTGCTACAAAGGTACGCACTTTTTCCCGGATGCCAAAACAGGACGCGGAACGCCTGACACCAAAGGCAAGCGGAACACCACGAAAGCGTAGTATTTCGTAGGCATTTGCATCCATTCGTTACCACGAATACGAAGTTTTAACGAAGTGTTTTACACAACGTTTTTGCTTTGTATTACTTTAATACACCACCTTTGCATTGTTTTAACGTAACAAAAATAGTTTTATGGATTTACTACAGCAGATTTTATCACTACTGAAACAGACGTTTCCGGGCGTGAGAGAAGACGGGTTGCAACAGTTGGCAGCTGCGCTCAGCTTACAGGTTGAAACCCAAGAACAGGCTACCGAACTCGTAGGAAAATTATCCGCCGAGAAGGTAGAGAAATTCGTTAAGGATTGGCGCAGCAAAGCTGACGCGGAAATAGGTAAGGCTAACCAAACCTACGAAACCAGCCTTAAGGAAAAGTATGATTTCGTGGAGAAAGGAAAGCCGAACCAGCAGCAGCAACAGCAGCACCAAACTGCCGACGGGAATCTGACACTTGACGATGTTAAGAACCTTATCGCGGAGAGCTTGAAGGGCGTACAGCAAAGTATTACCAGCATCAGCGACGCGAAGGTAGAAGAAACCCGTAGGGGGCTATTCGTAGCAGCGTTAGACAAGGCTAAGCTGGAAGGCAGTAAGCGCGATTTGTTGTTAGACAATTTCGGGCGTATGACCTTCAAAGACGATGCGGACTTTGAGAGCTTCATGACTTCACAGGCGGCGCACATTGCTACGCTTGCACAGGAAGAAGCCGACAAAGACCTGCTAAACCACGATAAGCCCATTTTTGGAGCCGTGACCAAAGAAGGAGTAAGCGAGGGCGTAGCAGACTACATCAAGCAGCGAGCCGAAGAGACCAGCAAGCCGACCCTAAAAGGGAAGGAAGTTTAACAACCCCAATAACCGAATAAGAAATGGGACTTACAATTAAGCGAAAGGAAGACAAGCGCGTAGTACACGCTTGTACCCACAACGTCGCCGATATTCCTAACGGTGTAACCGTGAAGTCCGCAGAGCTTGTAAGCGGTTCTGTTCTTAAGGAAGGTACAGCGATAGGCAAGGGTTCAGACGGACTCTACCACGTCGAGAAGACCGCCTTAGTAGTGGAAGCCGTAGCAGCTTCGGGTACTTCGATTAAGATTGCTAAGGGTTCGCATTTCAAGGTAGGCGATTTCGTCATGTCCGCCGTAAACGGAAAGGCTTACGCCATTACCGCGATTGACACCACAAACGCAACCTACGACACCGTAACCATCGGCACAGCCATTGGCGTGATTGCAAAGGACGCTATTATTATGCTTGCAGACGGCGAACACGCCAGCAGCGGCGCAGCGTTCAAGTTTGCACCTAAAGCCCTTACAGGCGACAGCTACGACGTGGAAGCACTTAGCAACCACCTCGTTTCAGCCGTAACTATTGGGCAGTTCAAAGAGAGTGTTATCCCCCCAATTAACGACGCTATTCTGGGCGCGTTGAAGGGCATTGTTCTAATTTAACGAAAGGGTAGAAAGTTATGATAGCAACACTTATGCGCGGACTTGTAGAGAAGGATATGCAAGCCGTCATCAATACCTACGACTTGAAGCCGTACTACTATCCTACTTTGTTCCCCCTCAAGCAGACCTATACGCTTACGTGGAAAGCACTTGAAGCACAGGTAGGCTTGAAGATTGCCGCAGATTTGGTAGCGCGTGGCGCGTCGATCGACAAGAAGACACGCGAAGCTATTGCCCGCTTGCAGGGTGATATCCCCAAAATTGCGGTAAAGCGCACCAAGAACGACGAAGAGCTGGACGACTACGAAATTATGGTAGCCATGACTTCGCAGAACCCCAACCTTCGCGCACTTGTAGAAGCGTGGGCGGAAGATACCAACTTCTGCTGGACAGCCGTAGCCGCACGTTTGGAGTGGATGGCTTTGCAGCAGATTTCCCTCGGTAAGATTACGCTTAACAACGACAACAACGTTAGCGTAATTAGTGAATACGACGTAGATTACCTAATCCCAGCCGCTCAGAAGGTAGGCTTTCAGACAGGTTCTGCTAATTGGACTACAAGCGCAAGCGCGAAGCCTATTACTAAGGACTTCAAAGCCGTTGTAGCAGCAGCTAAGGCGAAGGGCGTAAGCCTTAAGTACGCCTTCATGTCGCTCGACACCTTCGCCACCTTCACGGAGACTGCAGAGGTTCAGAAGATTTGCGCAAGCTTCGCAGCTAACGCACTTCAAATCCAGCAGACCCCAAGTTTGGAGCAGGTAAATACAGCCCTTCGCGGTTTGTCTTACCTTCGCGGTTTGCAGATTGTCGTTATCGACCAAGACATCACGATAGAACTCGGCGACGGTTCGCGCCCATTCAGCGGCAACCCGTTCACTGAGAACGTCGTAATGTTCAACGAAAGCAAGGTTTTGGGTCAGACCTATTGGAAGACCCCGGCAGACTTGAACGTTAAGGGTTCGGTAGCTTTGAAGGCTATGAACGGACACACGCTCATCAAGAAGTTTGCGAACGAAGAGCCTTTAGAGGAAGTAACTATGGGTATAGCTAACGCTTTCCCGGCATGGCTTACCTCTTCGCGTTCGTGGTTGATGGACACAGCTAACAGCTCGTGGAGTCACTAACACAGGGTAACGGGCTGGCAGCGGAAACAGGTAACAGCGTAGGAAGCTACCAGCCCCAGCCCTTCCTAAAGCCTAAAGGAATGACTTACAAAGAATGGATTACTACAACGGTTAAGCGTTTCGGTGTGAAAGCCGAAGACGTGGAACTGATATTAGCCAACCAAAAGGCGTTAATTCCCGACGAGAACGCGGAAGCAGACCCCACTACGGCAAAGACAGCCTTAGTTAAGGAGTTTGCAACCGTTATCCCTTTGGCGAACGTCAGCGAAGGCGGTTATTCCGTTTCGTGGAATTGGGAAGCTATTAAGATGTGGTACGACATTACCTGCGGGGAGTTAGGCATCATACCAGCCAACAAGCCGAAGGTACGAAACAGGAGTAACGTATGGTAGGAATTTCGGACGTAATAACGAACCAATACCCACACTTTCTATATAAGCGCACCAGCGGCGAAGCCGTACAGAACGCCAACGGAAGCTGGGAGAGCAGCGAAGCCGCTATAGTGTTTTGCGGAGCTTGCAGAGAGGAAACGAACGGCAAGGGCGCGAAGATACAGGCAGCTAACGGCGTATTCCGGGAGTTTTCCGCGTTGGTGCATACACCCGTAGAAGTTCAGCGCGTAACGGAAGGTACGGAAGTGTTCGTTTTGACGCGAGAAATAGAACTGCTCGAAGCGTTATTAGATGCCGACTTTGTGGAGCAAGCCAAAGCCGAAGGATTGGTTAGGATTTCGGGCGAGTGCCTAAAATTCGACGAAGGCAGACTGCACAACAGACTATGGGTATAAAGGCGCACTTCAAAGGCAATATAGACGCTACGTTTGCCGCGTTTCTTGCAGAAGTGGAAAGGCAGATAATAGAAAGCCTTTGCAGAATCGGCGAAGAAGTGGTTACGCTTGCGAAGCTTGTACCACCCGAACGCGGATTTACCGACCGAACAGGAAACCTACGCTCTTCTATTGGTTACGTGGTTTGTAAAGACGGGCAACCGTTGAACATCGCGTTTGAAGCCGTGAAGGGCGGACACGAAGGCGTAAATACAGGACAGCGGCTCGCCTTACAGGTAGCAAAAGACCACGCAGAAGGCTATACGCTTATTGTGGTAGCAGGAATGAATTACGCGGTTTATGTCGAGAGCAAGGGGCGCGACGTACTAACGTCTGCCGAGAAGGAAGCCGAAAAACTTATAGCGCGTGAATTAGCAGACTTAATAACAAACGTACAGCAAGCATTTAAGTAATGAAGAAAGTTAGCAGTATAGACACAGACGACATCCTCTACCAGCTTATCCAGCAAGCGGCAAACGAAGGTGTTATTACTATTTCGGGCAAAGTCTGTCCGCAGGGAGAGAGACCCGACGACAGCCAAGCCGAGGATATAGTTATTAACACCATTACCGTAACGCACGACAAGCCGCAAACAGGAACGTCGAACGTGAATATATACGCAGCCGATAAGAAGGTAAAGATAAACGGGAAGCAGCAATACAAGGCTGACCGCGAACGCTTACGGGAGATTGGCGACCAGCTTACGGAATACTTAGACGCGCAGAACGTAGCCGACTTAGAGTTTTGGATCGAGTACGACGTAGTAATTAAGGAGTTGGAAGTAAGACAGCATTACAGAAACCTCCGTATTTCGTGGAATATACATTAACTTTTTAATAGCACAGAATTATGGCAACTTTAGTAACTTTGGGTTTGTCGCAGATTTTGGGTAAGGCAGGAGAGCCAGCAGCTGGCGACTTCGCGGAAGAAGGCTACACGCCTTTCGGACTTACCTACGAGGACACCTGCAACATGTCACAGGACGACCCCGAAACGACAGAGTTCTACGCAGAGGAAGAGGACGACCCCGTAGAGATTACCGAGAAGCAGGGTAAAATTACCTTCGCTTTCAGTATCATGAACCCCGACCTTACAACGCTCACCCGTCTTTTTGGCGGTACGGTTGCAAGCGACGTGTACGCATACCCGGACACCGTAAGCACGGTAGAGGAAAGCGTTATCATCAAGCCCCGAAAGGGTTTGAAGTTCCAGGTACCACGCATGAAGCTTGTTAGTAAGATTAATGGCGAGTTCAGCAAGAAGGGGCTGCTTCTTATCGAAGTAACGGGTACGGTTCTTAAGCCGCAGACTACGGGGCTTAAGAAGATGTACGTTAAGCAGATTGCCGCAGCAAGCAACAGCAACAGCGGCAGCGGAAGCGGTAACTAACCTTACAGGCGCAGTAACTTAGTATTCAACCGAAGCCCCCGAACAACCACCTTCGGGGGCTTCATTCATTAAAAGCGATATGGCAGAGAACGACAACAGCAAATTAGAAGCCTTAGAGCTGGAGCAGAACGAACTACGGCTGATGATACAGAACGGCGTTACTTTCGACGTGGACGTAACGCACTACAGGCGTAAGCCGGGCTTTTGGGGCTATTTCCGCAAACGTGAGAAGGTAACGGAAAAGCGCGTTTTCAAGATTGAAGAACCGACGCTTAACACCTTAGACCGTCTTAGCGCACTTTGGCTGCAAATGGAGATAGACGAAACACGGCTACAGGAAGCGGACAACCTTAACGCGGCTAAGAAGATGGCTAACAAAGAAGCTAAGCGTTTGGCGGAAGTGGTAGCTACCGCAGTCTTAGGCGAAGACTATTACACGGCGATCGACAAAGGCGGCTACTTCAAGAGAACTGAAAACAAACAGGAGCTTAAGCGGCTTACTTCCTTATTCCTTCATACTATTAAACCTTCCGAGTTAATCACGCTGGCGGTACTTATTACCAACGTCAGCAACTTAGGGGATTTTATAAACTCTATAAGATTGATGAGCGTAACACGCACCAGCGACCCGACGCATCTTATAGAGCCACAGGACTAAAAAGCCCATACGGCCGCCGGGGCTCGGTTTGTGCGCACTTCGGTTGGACGTTGGACTACTTACTACACGGCATTTCGTGGGGTACGGTACAAAGGATGCTTATAGACGCGCCCAGCGTTGAGGAAACAGGAGCAAAGAAAGGCGACACGCAGATAAAGCTGACAGAAGACAACGCTGGCGAAGTTCTTAATTTGATTAACAAATTAAACCGATAAGAAAATGAATATACAGGGCGGCGGCATTTCCTTCGAGATAAGCGGAACTAACGACAAGTTGTTACGCATATTGGAGCAAAGTAAAAGCAGTATGCGGAACTTTAGCGGCGAAGTGAAGAACGGCGGCAAAGATATAGACAGCGCGTTTAACGCTATTACGTCTTCGATAGCTAAGGCACGGGCGGACTTAGACAAGACCGACGTAGCATGGACGAAGACCTACGAAAACATGACCGCGAAGCTTCAAGCGTTGAAGGCAGCGCGGAACGCGGCGTTTGAAAGCGGCAACGATAAAGGGTATAGCCAGCTTAACGAACAGATTACAGCATTGGAACGTCAGGTAACACAATGGGAAGCAATAGGCGCGAAGATACGCGAAGCCTACGACGAGTTAGACCGAGAAGACGCGGCTATTAGAAGGCAGTACGACAACGCGACCAAAGTAGCACAGGCTCACGGAAGCATCCGTAGTCAGCTTAGGGAGTGCCGCGAACAGCTTGCACTAATGGAAGCGGACGGCAAGCGCGGAACGGAAGAGTATAAGCGGATGCAGCAGGAAGCAGGAAGGCTTACTGACGCTTTGGGCGACGCAGCAGCACAGGCGCGTATATTGTCACACGATAACGGGAAGCTGCAGGGCTTTATTAGTGGTATTTCGGGAGTGACAGGCGCAGTAACAGCGGCGCAGGGCGCAATGTCGCTTTTTATTGGCGAGAACGAGAACCTACAGAAAGCCATGCTAAAAGTACAGAGCCTTATGAGCATTACAATGGGCTTACAGCAGGTTTACAACACCCTTAACAAAGATAGCGCGTTTATGCTTGTTGTCGTGGCAAAGGCTAAGGACTTGCTTACGGCGGCTAACGCACGTTTGGCGACGGCTTTGGGTATTTCCACCGTAGCGGCAAAGGCTTTAATGGCTACGCTTACGCTGGGGCTTTCCGCAGCTATTACGGCTATTATTGTACTTATTTCCAAGTTAAGCACGAAGAGCCAAGAAGCCACAAAGGACACACAGGCGATGAAAAAAGCCTTTAACGAATACTATACGGCAACCGCCACCAATTCGGGCAATTTGGTAGGAAAGTACCAGCAGCTACGCTACGAATACTCGCAGCTTAAGAGCGAACACGAAAAAAACGAGTGGATAAATGCGAACGAAAGCGCGTTTAACGGTTTGGGGTTAGCCGTAAATAACGTAACGGACGCAGATAATATCTTTGTCTATAATACGGCGAAGGTTGTTAAGGCGTTGGAGTTACGCGCTAAGGCTATGGCGTTACAGGAACTTCAAATGAAGGCTTACGAAGAATACTATAAGAAGATTGTGAACGCAGACAACACCGTTAAGGGCGGCGGCTATTATACACCATACAAGGGAGGAATCATAAATACGACAATAGGAGTAATGCCGGACGAGTGGAGAAAAGCCGGAGTAACCAACGAAGAAGCAGGTTATACATGGGGCGGCGGCTACAGCGGTGCTGGCTGGTTTAAGCCTACACAGGCGGCAATAGACAAGATTAACGCCTACCGCATACAAAAGGCACGGGAAACAAACCGAGCAATACACAGCGACGCGCAAGCTATTCTTAACGAGACGCTGGACTATGTGAAGAATGAAATACAGCTTACGGAAGCCGAACTTAAAGAACTTGACATATTGAGGGCTGGCGGTAGCAGAAGCGGTAGCAGAAGCGGAAGCGGTAGCGGAAGCGGTAGCGGAAGCGGTAGCGGAAGCGGAAGCGGTAGCGGAAGCGGAAGCGGTAGCGGAAGCGGAACGGGTGAGGAAAAAGACCCTTACGCAGAAATGCTCGAAATGCGTAAGGCTCTTTACGCAAAATATAGCAAGTGGGTACAGAGTGAAGACGAAACCGTAAGGGCTGCAGCCAATACGGAGTTTGCCGCTTTGTTGGAAGAGGGAACCAGCTATTTAGACTTCTTGACTAAGCAGCGCGACGAATTGACGGCGAAGGAAAAGAAGACGGCGGAAGACATACACAAACTCCAGCTTCTTAACAACGAGATTGCAGAAACCACAAAACAAACGGTACTTTCCGACTTCGACAGGCAGCTACAGGAAGAGTTAGCAGCTTGCAAGACTATAGGCGAAATGCTTAACGTTATTCAGAAGCGACGCGACGAGCTTAGCAACGATAATAGCGATATAGACACGGGCAAGAAAGACATCCTCAACCTTACTGAGGAAAGCGTGGAGCAACAGGCTAAGGAGGAAACGGCGGAGCTTCTACAGGAATACGCCAGCTACCTAAACGAAAAACTTATCTTTGAAGAGAGCTACGCTCGGAAGCGCGAACTACTTACGAAGCAGCTTGCAGCGGCAACCAGCGACCAAGAAAGAGCCGTAGCCGAAGCAGCCTTAGCAGGGCTGGAGCGTAAACGTAAGGAGTACGAACAGCGCAGCGCAAGCGAGAGGTACGACGAGCTAAAGCAGCGGTATCAGACATATCAGCAGCAGCTGACAGAGATACAAAAAAAGTACCAAGAAGAGCGAGAGGAAGCCCAGCGTAACGGCAACTTAGCCATGATTACGCAGATAAACGCGAAGGAACAGGCGGAAATAAGCAAGCTTGCAGCCGAGAAGCTAAGGCAGACCGAAAGCTGGAATCAGTTGTTTAGCGACCTTAGTACGCTTTCGTCGAAAACCATTAACAAGCTCATGGCGGATATTAACGCCCAAAAGGTAACGCTCTCCGCGCAGTTCAACCCGGCAGACTTGAAGGCTATTAACGACCAGCTACAGAAAGCCAAAGACGAGCTGCACAAGCGTAACCCGTTCTTAGCACTACGCGACGGGCTTAAGGAGCTACGCGCAGCCATGAACGCGGAAAAGCTGTTAGATAGTAACGACCCGTTTATTAAGTCTTTGGAAGACAAGAAGGCGCAATATAAGCAGTATTCCGAAGCCGTACAGAGTGATGACGAAGCGACAGCGAACGCAGCTGAGCAAGCTTACGCAGACCTTCTTAAACAGGGTAGCAGCTATATAGACTACCTGCGCCGCAGGATAGCAGAGCTTAACGAACAGAAGATTAAGTTAGGCGTAGAGTTTGAAGGCGACGCGGAGCTGGCAAAGCTTGAAGCAGCCCTTAACAGAGAGACAGGCGCAACGAAGACGTTTAAGGAAGGGCTTAAGGACATCTTCGCCAGCGTTAGCAGTACGATCGACTTTGTTGGCGGAACTTTCGACAGCGTGGTAGGCGGAATGAAGAAAATGGGTATAGCTATGGACGAGGAAACCGAACACGTCTTAGGCGACATTTCCAACATGATGAGCAGCGCAAGCCAAGTAGCGCAGGGTATAGCGACAGGCAACCCGTTAAGCATTATACAGGGTTCGGTAGGCTTTTTGTCTTCCGCTTTCGATTTGTTCAACAGCAGAGACAAAAAAGCGGAGAAGAGCATCAAGCAGCACGAAAAAGCCGTTACACGTCTGGGAAGGGCTTACGCAGCACTACAGCACGAAGTAGATAAGGCGTTAGGCGAAACGGTTTACCAAAACCAAAGCGCGATGATACGCAACCTTAGAGCGCAGCAGAACGAACTACGCGGAATTATTGAAGACGAGAAGAGCAAGAAAAAAACCGATTGGGATAGAATCGAGGAATGGGAAGAGAAGATAGCAGCCGCCAGCCGTGAGATTGAAGAAATTGTAGCCGATATTACGAAGAGTATCACGCAGACCGACGCGAAGAGCGCAGCCGACGAGTTAGGCGAAGCCCTTATTAACGCCTTTGAGGGTGGAACGAGCGCGGCAGAGGCTTTCGACAAGGTATCGGGCGACATTCTACGTAACGCAGTCCTAAACGCCCTTAAGTTGCGGTTCTTAGAGGAGCCGCTACAGGACGCTATCAAGCAGCTACAGCGCGACATGGGATTTGACAGCGAAGGAAACGGCGCATTTGACGGTTTAACGGAAGCGGAACAGAAACGCTTTAGGGATAGTGTAGCAAAAGCTGGGGCAAACTTCGCCGAAGCCTTCAAGGTTTACGAAAACCTGTTTAACGAGCTTAACGAGAAAGACCCCAACACACTAAGCGGAGCTATAAAGGGAGCAAGCCAAGAAAGTATAGATTTGCTTGCAGGACAGGCTAACGCGGTACGCATGAACCAAGTAACATCGTTAGACCTCCTACGCCAGCAGCTAACAAGGCTTTCCAACATTGACACAAATGTAGGCGTTATAGCGGCGCGTCTGCTTACGATAATTAACAGGCTTACAGCCCCTGCAGACGACGGGCTAAGAGGACAGGGAATAACAGATTAACGATAACAGCGCATGGAACTAAAGGAACTAAAGGAACTAAGAAAGGCTTTAGCCGCAGAAGCGAAGGCGGCTGGCATTTGTTCGGAGTGGTACAATTACATTCTGAGCGCACAGAATAAGGAAAGGCTTTTAGCCCTATACTTCAAAGGCTTTGACTTTGTGGAAGAAAACGACTTCCCAAGCGAGCCATTACGAAGAGAGTTTGACGATATAAGACGGCATTACAACGTATATGAAAACGAGCCGTTCAGAGTAACGAACACGAGGCGACTTGTAGCCTACACGGGGGCAACAGGTAAGGCGGCGTTCAATTCCTACGCAGTAGGTCAGATTTGGGCGCGTAAGGGTTCAGACGTACACGTAGAAGCCAGCGAACACAGCTATGTAAATGTTTACGTAGTGGAAGGCGCAACGGTACACATCAAGGCTACAGGAAAAAGCCGCGTTATGGTATTCCTTTACGGCGGAAAGGTAACGCAGGAAGCGAAAGAAGACGCAGTAATAACAATTAAAGAAAAGTAACATGGCATTAGAACAGAATTTAATACTTAACCTTCCCTTCGACGAAGCGGCAGGTTCTACGGTTGCTTACGACTATTCGCAACACCGATACGATGCAGCTGTACACGATAGCAGCTTTATAGGCGGAAAGCAGGGCAACTGCATACACTTCGACGGCGAAGGAAGCGCGGATATTACGCAGAACATTCTGAACCTTTCGGGAAACTTTACCATATTGGCATGGTTGAAGGCGAACACCTACCCGGACGGGCATACAGGAAGACGTATAGGAATGTTTTGTAATACGGCACTTCTTGACGGTTCGCGCGATTTGTGGATAGACGTAGAACCCGAAAGCTGGGGCTTCTTTGTCATCCGTAAGACAGGTAACAACGTTTCCCTGTACTTAAACACCCAGCCTATAGGTGCGGTAACACTTCCCAGCACACTAACGGGAATAAGCCTCTTGCAGGACGTATACGGAACGGGATACGCCTACGCGGATTTGGACGAAGTGAAGATTTACGACGTAGCCCTGTCTGACGAGGAAATAGAAGCGGAGCTTAACAGCATTTCGCAGCTTGAATACTACTTAGAGGGCGTAAACCTTAAGGAGTACGGCATCCGGGTAGAAAGCAGTACGGGCGTTTTGGATTTGCCGAAGCTTAAAACCCCGGCTTCTAACGATTGGGCGGACTATCACGGCAAAGTAATAGACCTGACGGCGAAGCGTTACGAAGAGCGCGAAATTACGCTTAATTGTTGGATGAAGGCGACAGGAAAGATGGACTTCACGGAAAGGCTTAACAGGCTTTACGAAGTGTTCAGAAAGGATGGAACGCAGCGGCTTATGATTGCAATACACCCGACGAAGCCGCTTGTTTATGAAGTCTATTGCGAAGACGGCGTAGCACCTTCCAAGCGTTGGCACGACGACAAGATGATAGGCACGTTTGCGCTTAAGCTTAAAGAACCCGACCCCGTGAAGCGCGTAGTACGACACCAGCGGCTCGGCGTTTCTTCTTCGCAGCTTACTATAGCGTTCAAGAGCGACAAGATGGTAAACATATATTGGGGCGACGGAAGCGTAGATTACGACGTTTACGGCGACCATACAGGCGCGAATGCTATTACGCACACCTACCAAGACAACGGCATCTATTACGCCGTTTTGGGCGGAGTGATTGAGGAAATGGAAGACTTCAACACCAGCGGAATTTTAGTATGGAACAAATTGTAATAACACACCCAAACGGGGAACACATGCACCTGTTCAGCAAGCAACGCCCCAGCGCGATAAGCAAAGCTACTCACAAAGTAGCTTTGCTTTCCGACGATTTGGTAAGCCTTACGGTAGTAAGCGCGGAGCCGTTAAGCTTTGACTTTGGCGACACTATTACGGTTTTCGGCAAAGCCTACAAGCTTAACCAGCTACCCGAACCGATCAAAGAAGGGGAACGCCGATTTACCTACGAACTAACCTTAGAGGGCGCACAATACGACTTAATAGACGTTATCTATAAGCTTCCCGAAGGTTGCTACGGCGAACAGCTTTACGGCGACTTGCAGGCACACATGACCGCACTGCTTTGGAATATAAACAGAATATACCCTAACAAGTGGGTATTAGGTACTGTTCCAACGGGTACGCCGTACAAGAACCTAAACGCTACGGGTAAGAACTGCCTACAGGTTTTGCAGGAGTATTGCAGCGAGTTTAACGTAGAGTTTGAAGTAGTGTTTAACGCTACGAACAACACATATACGCTGAATATAAAGAACCGGGTAGGCGGTACTTTTTCCCGGACGCTTAGGTACGGACGCGGCAAAGGTTTGTATAAGCTGCAGCGTAAGAACGTCAATAACGCAGGTATTACGACGCGCCTGTACGCCTACGGAAGTAGCAGAAACTTAGGTGACAACTACGGACACAATAAACTTTGTCTTCCCGGAACCACGCGCCTAACGTCGTATGTTGAAGACGCTACGAATAAGGCACGCTACGGAGTGAAGGAAAATGAAAAGACCTTCGACGACATCCAGCCCGAAAGAGTAGGAACCGTTACAGCCATTGCCAGCGGAAACGTGCTTAAGTTCTACGATAACACCATGTTCGATTTGAACGCGAAGCGTCAGGACGGAAGCACTATCTACCTTATTGCGAACACGACGACAAAAATTACCTTCCAAACGGGCGGTTTAGCCGGGTATTCCTTCGATATACACAGCTACAACCACACTACGCACGAATTTGTTATTAACAAGTTCCAAGACGAAAACGGCTTAGTATTCCCTAACGATAGTTCTGCAGCCTTCCAAGTTGCAGTAGGCGACAAATATATTATCGAAGACATTAACCTGCCTTCGCAGTATATTACGGACGCAGAAGCACGGCTTTTGGAAAAGGCGCAGGAAGAGTTAGCGAAGGTTTGCCAGCCACAGGTAAGCTACGCTTTGGAGTTAGACCAAGAGTTTTTTATTAACGTATTCGGGCGCGAAGTTCCTACGGAGGTTTTGCACGTTGGCGACGCTATACACATCATCGACGAGCAGATAGGCGTAGATAAGGAAATAAGGATTACACGGATAGAACGCGACCTATTGAAGCCGCACGCCTATACGGTACAGCTTTCCGATACGGTAACAAAGAACACCAGCACGCGCATCCTTAACGAGTTACAGGACATACACGAAATTATCTATAACAACGGGCTTGCGAACCCTACCGTAGCGCGTAGAAGGTGGAAGACGGCGCAGGAACTACTAAGCATGATGTTTGACCCGGACGGCGACTATTACACGGAAAGGATTAAGCCGCTTTCGATTGACACCTCCATGCTTGCAGTAGGAGCAAAAAGCCAGCAGTTTGTATTAAAGAACGTAACCTTTGAACCGAACTATAACGGAAGCTACGTTTACTTACGGATTTCAGCCGGGCAACTGATACACTACACTATCAGCGAAGAGGGCGTAGTAACGTGGAGTTTGTCAGCGGCAACTATAACACTCGACACTACATCGGCTTACTATATATACGCACGTTGCAACAGGGCGGACGGACAGGCAAGCTGGTTAGTGACTACGCAGCAGATTAAGACGGAAGCACAGGCAAGCTACTACCATTTCCTTATAGGAACCGTAAGCAGCCCGGAAGTTGATAGTACAACCTTACAGGCAGTCCGCACCGTTTCGCTAACCTACGGCTTTAGCACCGTAAACGGGAGGTACATTAAAACGGGCAGGATTGAAAGTACTGCTGGAAATTGTTACTTCGATTTGGATAACAACCAAATCGGAGGCGTTTTGCAGTTCGTGAAGTCAGACGGCACGGTAGGCAACGTAGCGGACATCAACACCAAAGCCGACGACGCTAAGGATTATATAGACAACACCCTGCCCGACATATTGGACGGCATACAGGCGCAATTAGACGGGCAAATAGAACAATTCTTCTACGACTACGACCCTACGGACGCGACAGAGCCAACCAGCACATGGATAGCAGAGGACACGCGGACAGGAACGTACACGGAGCGCGAAAAGCACTTAGGCGACCTATTCTATAACACGGACACGGGTAAGGTATTCCGCTACGTCAAGATACGCCAACTTGTACCGCCACCTTCGCAGGGCGGCGTACCCGGCATCAGTTGGGTTTATCAGTGGCAGCAACTTTCAGACGAAGAGTTAGCGCAAGCCCTACAGCTTGCTAACGACGCTTTGGACTTAGCCAGCGAGAAACGCCGCATATTCGTAACGCAGCCTACGACACCTTACGACGTAGGCGATTTGTGGGTACAGGGCGGCGCAGGCGACATTATGCGATGCAAGACAGCGCGAGCCAGCGGAAACTACAACGCGAGCGATTGGGAGAAAGCCAGCAAGTACACAGACGACACCGCGCTAAACACATTTATAAACGGGAACTTCTTAAACACCGTTACTACGCTTACGCAGCAGATAGACGGTAAAATAGAAAGTTTTTGGAGCGCAAGCGACCCAAGTACGGCATGGAACACGGAAGCCCTTAAGGTAGCGCACGAAGGCGATATGTGGTATAAGACTACGGATAAAACGCTTTGGCGTTGGGTTGTAGTCTATAATAGCACAACGGGCGTTTTTCAGTCCGCATCATGGCAGAGGATAGAAGACAAAGCCGCGATAAAAGCCTACGAAGCAGCACAGGCAGCACAGGACACAGCCGACGGCAAACGGCGCGTCTTTGTGGTGCAGCCTTACGCGCCTTACGATATAGGCGACCTTTGGCTAACGGGCAATAGCACAAACGGAAAGCTTATGCGTTGCATAACAGCGAGGACAGCAAGCCAAAGCCCATCTTATGTTTCGACAGAGTGGGCGGAAGCAGTCTATTACGACAATACGAAGACCACGATAGACGGCGGCGTAGTAACATCGGGTACGGTGCAGCTTGTAAGCCCCGTTTCGGAAAGTATTGTAGCAGGTATCACGGGCGGAGAAGACGAGACAGCACAGACCGAAACAGACAGAAAAGTACGCTTTTGGGCTGGAGCCAGCAAGGAAAACCGCTTTACCGCGCCCTTCCGCGTTTTGCAAGACGGCTCGTTTGTAGCAAGAAAGGGAAAAATTACAGGCGAGATTAACGCGGAAACAGGAACTATTGGCGGCTTTGAGATTGGAACCGGGCGTATTGGTGCAGAAGGATCGGCGACAGGCGGCGCAGGTGGTGACGGCTTATCGCTATACCGTGATTTTATTTGCTTTTCCGACACAGGCACATGGGTAGGAATGGGTAGCAACGTACTTCCAAGTAGTAGCGGAATGGTTGCTTTATTGCGTATAGAGAATACGCAAAATAACCCATGGATGACCAATTTAGGAATGATTATAAACGTAGCGAACGCAGCGCAGAATATAGGTATTTCCGCGAATTGCGCTATTACGTCTTCAACATGGATTGAGAGTTATGGGTTTACGTTGATAAACCCGGACACAAACACTTGTCATATCTTAGGAGATAAGACTAAACCAAACCCGTTTTTGGTTTTCGGACACTACACCAACAATAATAGTGGGATAGGCTTGCCAAGCCACTACAATGTAGCGGCTGTTCTCGGAATAGGAAGTAGTACAAGTTTCGCCGTCAAGATTACGATTATAGGCTGGATTGGAAGTACACAAAACGGCTATATAATCGGTAGGAACAATGTGATAAGTAACATGAACGACCCACGCTACCCGTTAATAGTTGATAACAACGGCAACGGGCAATGGGGAAAGATAGGGCAGGCAAAAGGCGATATAGACGAGTTTATGCTGGTTTGGGACGGAACGAACTATTACGCCTATTGGCTTACACACAGGAACTAAAACACCCCAGCTTCACGGCAGCAGGGCAACCGCGTAAGTGTTTCCTTCTTGATTATTCACGGCTTCAAGAAGAAAAACACTTCACGGGAATTTAGTAACGTATTATTATAAGACGAAGAATTAGTAATTTTGCTAACGAATTAAATACTTTGCAGCATGGAAAATAGAAACGGCGACTTAGCAAGTCCGCAAATTTCGGTTATGGGTACTATTACCTTTGCCGACGAAGAGAACTTCAAGAAAGACACCCCGTTTTGCATCAAGAACGACGGCGACACGGCGGTAGTTTTGGAAGTGAACCTTTGGGGAATGCCCGAAGGCGCGTTTATTGCCACGCGCTTTGAGACAGGCTGGAATCCCGAAATAGTAAGAGAGATAAAGGCAACAAGTCAAACAAACGCCATTCTTTGGGGTTACTAAAAACAACAGATTATGGGTTTAGTAATTGGAGTAGGCAACACGAAGCCTACATTTCCTTACGACTACTACTACGGCGTTAAGATTAACACCAACGTGGTAGACACCACGCTGGAGCGAGTAGGGCGCGCGGAGCTTCACGCCAGCCTACCCGTTCAGTCACAGATGCGCCGCTGCCTTCTTAACGACAACGGCGAAGTAGTTACGTATCTTCACGCTACAGACAGCACGAAGACCGACACAGGCGCGACAGCCGACCTAACAGGAGCAAGCGGCATGGTTATGGTAGAAATACCCGAACACTACCGTAAGTTTGAGTTCGACGGCAACAATATCCTCGCGCTTATTTCGCAGTACGCGCTGCCCGGCTTCCACAAGGTACGCAAAGTTTACCGAAGTGCCTACGAAGCAACGGTAGATAGAACGACAAGCACGCTAAAGCTTGCTTCCGTAGTGAATACTACCGCAGCTTTCCGAGGTGGTGACAACACCAGCGGCTGGGATGAGACCTACCGCAGCTTGTTAGGAAGACCAGCGGCCAATATCAGCCTTACGAACTTCCGAAGCTACGCCCGTAACAGGGGAGCAGCAGGACTGAACGACAAGGGCTGGAATTGCGACCTATACGAAGCAGCCATTAACACCTATTGGCTTTTCGTGATTGAGTACGCGAACCTTAACTGCCAAGCCGCGTTTACGTCGGAACTTGACGCTAACGGCTACAAGCAGGGAGGATTAGGCAACGGCGTTACAACGCTTGATGGTACGAAGTGGAATAACTTTAACGGTTACAACCCATTCGTACCCTGTGGAATTACCAACAGCTTAGGCAACGCTACGGGTGTAGTGACATACACCATGCCGGAAGAGTACGACTCAACGACCACAACCGTAAGCGTACCCAGCTACAGAGGTATAGAAAACCCGTTTGGGCACGTTTGGAGTTGGACGGACGGGCTGCACGTCATGGTACAGAGTGACGCGGACGGTGCAAAGTCATTCCTTTACAGGGCTGACAACGACGCCCCTAACAACTTCCAAGACAGCAACTATAACGGCTATTCCCAGCGCGGCGAACTTCCACGCGCAAGCGGTTGGGTTAAGGAGATGCTTTGCGGAGAGTACGGCGACATTCTGCCAAAGGAGAACGGCGGAAGTTCTACAACCTACTTCGCGGACTACTTCTATACCATTATACCCTCCAGCGGCGTAAGCTTAAGGGGCGTGTATTTCGGCGGTCGTGCGAATAGCGGCGCGAGTGCCGGGCTTGCGGATTCGCATACGATGGACGCCCCCTCGCTTGCGCATACGCATATCGGCTCTCGCCTTTGCTTTATACCCGCAGCGTGAAGCTACACACCGTAACAGGGAAGCCAACCTATTAGCTTTGCACGAAGCACTGAAAGCAGGAACTTAGCGGCGGCGATTATTTTATTAACAAGTTAAACGTAAAAATTCATCCTTATGAAATCAAGTTCAGACATTCGCCCGGCAGTTATTCAGCCGCTGGGTAACGGCGCATACCACTATAACTATAACATCGTGGAACGCCAAGAGACAGACCCCGAAACGGGGGAAATAAAGACCGTTTACGACTACGATACGGTTAAAGTGTGGGATAAGCCAACCAACGAAAAGCTGGTTAAAGCCGTAATTCGTGAGAAGCTGGACGAAACGCAGGAGTTTGCCATCATCAACGAGTACAACGCTGGCGTTTTGGGCGTGATTACAGACACGACCAAGAAGCAGGAAGCAAAACAGGCTTATAAGGACTACCTTACTTTCGTAGCCGCTACAAAGGCTATGGTTAAGGCAGACCTCGGCATCGTAGAGAAAACAGCAGAGTAGAAAGGGGGTGCGTATGTTTGATTACTTAAAAGCCTTCTTTGACGGGTTGTTTTCCTACGGTTCGCGTTTATTGCTTTTCCTTATTGGCGCGGTTTGGGGGCTTTTAGAGCCTACCATCCCGTTTGCTGGTATTTGCCTTTTCGCTATTCTTGTAGATTGCTTCACGGCGTACCGATTAGGAAAGCGCGTGAAGACAAAGAACCCGAAGGCAACGGCAGACGAAGGGAAGTTTAGAAGCAACTACGCGCGGCGCATGTTTTACACCCTTTGCGTCGTTTACGCTTGCACCGTCTTAGGGTGGCTTATTGATGCCTACATGTACCCGTTTGCGGAACTATACTTAGCCAACTTTATAAGCGGCGGTTTTTGTTTGGTTCAGCTTCTTAGCATATTGGAGAACGAAAGCAGTTGCAACGAAGCTGGCTGGGCTAAGGCACTGCAGAAGGTATTAGTAAACAAAGCCGCACGGCATTTGGATATAAGCGAAGACGACTTACAAAACTTAAACTTAACAGGAAAGGATCGAAACGATGGCAGACATTAAGATTTTAGCCCCGTTCATACTTAGCTGGGAAGGCGGATATAGCAACCACCCGGCAGACAGGGGCGGAGCAACAAACAAGGGCGTAACTATTGCAACGTGGAAGGCGCAGGGTTACGACAAGGACGGCGACGGCGATATAGACGTAGCAGACCTAAAGCTGATTACGGACAAAGACGCGGTAAACGTCGTTATGAAGCCCCACTATTGGGATAGGTGGAAAGCCGACCACATTAAAAGCCAAAGCGTCGCTAACATTTGCGTCGATTGGGTATGGGGCAGCGGAAAGAACGGAATTACAGGCGTTCAGAAGCTGCTGGGGGTGAAAGTGGACGGCATTGTAGGCGCGAAGACGCTTGCAGCGTTGAACGCGAGAGAACCGCACCAGCTTTTCGCGGAGATAAAGAAGGCGCGTGTAGCCTTTATTCAAGGCATCATCAAGCGCAGACCTTCGCAAAAAGTCTTTGAGAAAGGCTGGATGCGCCGACTTAATTGTATTAACTACGGAAGCCTTACTTTGAACAGAAGTAACAACGCCGTACAAACATTCCAAGACGTATGAAGAAAGCTTTATTTGCTTTGCTTCTTGCCTTCATTCTTACAGGGTTGCTCGGTTGCAAAACCAGCCGGGCAACCCTTAAGACGGACACGAAGCAGGAAGTACGGAAGACGGCTGTAACGGACTCCAGCCGAAGCGAACAGAAGGCGACAGCCGACAAGATTAGCGACGCTTTGGCAACCAGCGAACAGAAGAACGTAGTTATAGAGTTTGAGGAATGGGAATACTACCCAGCCGCGAACGACACATCTACAGGCGGAAATTATGCGCAGAAAGACGGGAATTTTATGCGTACAAGCGAAGACGCGGACAAACCGCCTAACGCTGGCAGCGTAAATAAACGCCGCAAGGGTACTATTACCATCAACGCGGACAGGCAGACCAAGCAGACCAAAGAACAGGAAACTACCGCCAGCGAGGAGACAAAGGTAACAGTAAGCACGAAGACGAATGCCAATATAAAGACGAAGGAAAAAACCAAAAGTACAGAGACGACAGGGACAGGGAAAAGCAAATGGTACGTTTGGCTTATATTCGGTTTGGTTTTCGCAGTTGTACTTATTTGGATAGGTAGAGACATCGCCCGGAGAGCGAACAGGGAGTAA